TGGTACAACAACAGATGATTATTCTGTCGTAGGGTATTTCTACACATACAATCTGGGTGTCGTTGATCCTGAGAACTTTGCAAGAGGTGGGCGTAAGTGTGTTATAGGTGCTTTAGGATTAGCCGTTGTTCCAGATACTGACGATGAAATCCTAGGTAACGGAAACAAAGTCGTTATAACAAATGTTCTAACAATGTATTCTGGTGGTCAGGCCCTCTGTTATATTTGTGATGTGAGTGAATAATGGCAAATAACCTAAAGAATGCAGAAGTGTTTAGACAGGTTACCTTCCGAATTAAGCAAGCTCAAGAAGAAGCAATACGTGATCGACTAACAGACATTGCTCAGTTTGTGACTTCTATTTCCCCTGTAGATACTGGTGCATATGTTACCTCGCACAGTATGGTTGCTAATAACTCAAACTCTCGTGCTAGAGGTAAAACATCAAAAGGTAAACCTCGTAAGCAAAATAGAGAAGCGTTTCAACAGGAAGGTTTTTCTAATCTTTTGTCAGATATAAACTCTATCGACACTGATAGCTTGACAAGGGTTACACTAAGAAATGATAGCCCTCACGCAAGATACATTGAGGATGGTAACGGAAACTCTGTAGGGCATCTCGTATATACGAAAACTAGAAGGCAATTCGGATGAGTACCATCTACCAAGATATTAGACGAGGCTTAGAATATAAGCTATCTCAAGTATCAGGCATCCCAGACATTGCCTACGAAAACATAAATTATGATCCGACAACAGGAACCTCTTGGGTTAGGCCAACCTTTACCCCAACATCACGCCGACCTGCAGTAAGAGGCAGCAATCCACAACAACTTTACCTTGGGGTATTCAGAGTTGATTGTTTCGTCGCAGAGGGCAATGGTCCTTTGTATGGTGACAACTTAGCCAACAGCATAATAGAAGATTTTGAGGCTACATCGAACATCACCTTTAATGGTAAGATAGTCCGTATAGATTATGCTGAAAGGGGGGAAGGTAGAATAGACTCCCCTTGGTATTTCATCCCAGTCAACATTGGCTGGTACATCTATGATTAGGAGAAAATAAATGGCCTTTGCACAGGGTTCACGTTCCACACTGTCTTTCCTAGCTGAAAGCACTTTTGGCACAACGCCAGCAGGGAACTTCCAAAACTTACCTTTTACCACACACTCTCTAAACCTATCGAAAGATCGTGTTGCTGGTACAGACATCCAATCAGACCGTCAGCCACGAGTTGACCGTCACGGTAACCGCGTTGTAGGTGGAGACATCGTAGCTGACCTTCGTCATGCTGAGTTCGACACACTTATGCAAGCTGCTCTAATGGCAGACAATGATTTCGCCACAGGCTTTACTGCAGGTGACGGTTCTACAAATGTTGCTAACGCAGCTATCGCAGGTACAACACCACAGTTCTTCTCACTAGAAGACTATGCTGCAGACATCGACCAAGCTCGTTTGTTCAGTGGTTGTACTGTTAACACAATGTCAGTCTCTATGGCTCCAAACCAGATGGTTTCAACAACCTTTGGTATTGTGGGTAAGGACATGTCAGTATCTGCTACACAGAAGACACAAGACGCTTCTGATGGTAACGCACCTTTTGACGCTTACTCAGGTGACATCAAGCTAGGTAACGTAGGTTCTCTAGGTTCAGCTTTGACATTGATCACTGCTGTTGACTTTACTGTCACTAACAACTTTGCTCCAACATTGGTTATTGGTGAAAGTACAGCGTCTGCACTAGAGTTCGGTATGATCAACGTCGAAGGTACAGTATCTGCATACTTCGAGGATGACACACTACTTAACCGCTTCTTGAACGAGACTGAGTCTTCACTAGAGGTGTCAGTTGGTGATGGTACAAACACACTAACATTCTTATTCCCACGTATCAAAGTTAACTCTGCGGATGTGGGTGTAGACGGACCAACTTCACGTATCGTGAACATGTCTTTTGTTGCTCTTCGTGACACATCAGACTTGTCGTCCTCTACAACAGACACAAACACAATCCTGAAAGTTCTTAAGTCAGGTGCGTAAGTAATCCCTAGCTAGGGCGAGGGGAGTGGTTGTCGGGTGCTGCTCCCCTCATTTAAATAACCCGACTGTCAACTCGAAAAGGAAACTCGAAATGGACTTGATGAATATTGGTAAGATGAAAGAGACTACTGAGGTTATCCTGTATAACCCAGTTAATTCAGAAATCCTTATGAATGAAGACGGAAGTGAAATGTCTGTTACAGTATACGGACCTTACTCTTCTAAGTATAAAGCAATCTCGCACAACCAACAGAACCGTCGATTGATGAAAGCTCAACGTACTGGTGGTAAGTTGAACCTAAGTGCTGAAGAGATTGAAGCATCTGCGTTTGATCTACTGGTTAAATGCGTTGCAGATTGGGATATTACTTTAGGTGGCGAGAAACCTGAGTGTACTGAGAAAATGGTACGTGAAGTGTTTGAACAACTACCTTGGGTACGTGAGCAAGTTGATTCTGCTCTTGGAGATACTCAATCTTTTTTGGACAGGTCCAATCAGAACTAGAGACTTACGCTGAACAATCATTCAGACTTAGTCGTAAGGTTAAAGGCTCTAATGCCACCGAAAGAGATCATTTAGAACAAGTAGCAAAGCAGTTAGGTAAAACAGTTGAAGAACTTGATACAAAATTCAATGACACTGTATTCCCTGACCTTGCTGCTCATATTTGGGCCACCTTCCTTGAGTTACACGATGGTAGAACTTACGGAATGAGTGGCCCTAATCCTATCTCATATGACATTATTATGGGATGGTGTTACCTGAACGAAATAAAACTTACCCCTTGGGAAATATCCGTAGTGAAGTCTTTAGATAATCTGTGGATAAAAGTTACAGGCGAAGAGAATGGCTGACTTAATTGAATTAGATGTCGTAGTAAGACAGAAGGGACTCAAAGAATCCCTGTCTACTGTGGAGCGACTTGAACGTCAATTAACAAACGCAGCTAAAGCGATTGAACAAAACCGTATTTCTCAAGAAAGATATAATAAAATTCTCTTGTCAGCTAAAAGAGAATATGAAGCACTTGGTATGTCTAGCCAGAGAGCTACTGCATCTGTGAGAAAATTTGCAGATGCTCAAAGAGAAGCTTCTCAGAATGTTAGTATGGCTACTGTGGCTATAAAGGGCAATACTCAGGCTCAAATGGCAGCTACAAAAGGTAGTAATCAATTTGGAGTTGTTACTCAACAAGCTGGTTATCAGGTATCTGACTTTATTGTTCAAGTTCAGTCTGGAACAAATGCATTTGTTGCTTTTGGTCAACAGGCTTCCCAGCTTGTAGGTGTCCTACCTCTTATTGCTAGTCCTCTAGGTTTAACAGCAGGTGCTGCTGTAGCGTTGTCAGCAGGTTTAGGTATAGCTATCCCTCTAGTTACCGCTATAGGTGCTGCATTTACTAGAAGCGCAAAAGATGCAAAAGATGCAGCAGATGGACTTAAGACTTATGAAGAGGCTTTAGAGGGTCTGTCTACAAAAGCTGATGAGTTAAGAAATAAAAGACTCTCACTCACAACAGAGTTTGACGAAGATGTTTTAATAGCAAGTGAGAAAAGACTTCAATTAGCCGATTTAATAGCACAAAAACAGATTGAACTTGAGGGTAGAAGCGGTAAAGACCTAGAATTAAGACAAAACTTAATTAAAACTCTAGAAGAGCAACTGGAAAAAGAGTCTGAGATAGTAAGAAACGCTATCGAAAGAGTGCGAAAAGAAGAAGAAAGACTGCAGAAAGCTAAAGAGGCTGCTGAGTGGGAAGCTGGTGCAGAAGAGAGGAGACTAGCCTTTCTGGAACGTAGGGATGGTTTCCTAGAATACTTCAATGCTCAAATAGAGGCTAATGCAAAAGCAGAAGAAGAAGCTCTTGCTAAAGCGGAGAAGTTAGAAAAAGGTAGAGCGAAAGCTACAGAAGACCGTTTCAATGCTTTAATGAAGTCTATTGCTGCCAATGATGCTGCTAATGCTCGTGCTGAACAGCAACAAGCTAGAGTGAACCAATCTGCAGAAGAGCAGTTAAAACTATTAGAACAACAAAACGCCGTACTCGAAAGACAAATAGTTTTTGGAAAAGATTCTAGAGAAGCTGAACAACTTAAAGGTAAACACATACTTGAAAACCTTAGATCAAGCCTAGAGAAAAAAGGTGTTGATGATGAGATTGTTCTAGCGTTAATTGAGCAACAAAAGTTGCTATTATCTAATAAGACTATTTTAAGTGATCAAGTTGAAGAAGCTAAGAAACTTAAGGAAGCCTTAACGCCAGTTACTGCACAGTACTTATTAAACAAGGGTATATTACCGCCGCAAGCTGCTAAAGACTTTGAAGTTGTAAATGAAGCTGAACAAGAGTTCTTAAGCGACAAGAGAGATCGTGCTAGGAAAGAAGCGGAAGAACAAGCAAAGAGATACGCTAAAGCATTAGAAGAGCAAAGACGAGAAGCAGAAAAATTAGAAGAGCAATTGCAAGGTCCTCTAGTGAGTGCCATAGAAGGTGTATCCAATGCGTTTGGAGACTTTATGGCTCGTGGTCTGCAGGATTTCAAAGGTTTTGTAAAAGACATTATTGGCTCTTTCCAGAACATGATTGCACAGATGATTGCAACGGCGGCTCGTAACAAGATCATGCTATCATTAGGTTTAGGTGGTTCAAGTTTTGCTGCTTCTGCTGCCGCTGGTCAAGTAGCTGGTGTTGGTGGTTCATCTTTTGCAGGGCCTATAGGCTCGTTCCTTGGTACTTTCGCTGGTGGTGGAGCAGCAGGTACTGGTGTTTTAGGCGGTCTTGGGTCGGTTTTTGGTTCAAGTGGAATCGGCCTTGGCGGATCATTCAATGCATTAGGTAGTATGCTTGGCGGTGGTAGTCTAGGTGGTGGATTTACACTAGGTGCGGCTATCCCTGCTATTGCTGCTGTCGCTGTAGTCGTTGGGTTGCTAACAAAGAAAACTAAGCTACTAGATAGTGGACTAAGAGCGACTGTTAAAGGTTTTGATGTAGCCATTGAAACATTTAATAAGACACAAAGTAGTCGTTTATTTGGTTTGCTTAAGAGTAGTCCAAAAACAGCTTATGAATCTGCCTCTGCAGATGTTGCTGACCCATTAATTAAAGCTATTGGTGATATGCAACAGAGTATTGTAGATGCTGCAGGTACTCTGGGTATCGGTGCTGAAGCGTTTGATAACTTTAGTTACCAGTTCAAAGTCTCACTAAAAGGATTGTCGGAAGAAGAGCAACTACAGAAGATCAACGAAGAGATCACTAAGATGGGGGATGCTTTTGCTGAACTCTCTGGTCACTTCTCGACTATGAACGAGCTTCTTCAGGTTGCTCAACAGAGGTACGATCTAGAAACTCGTTTGTTGCAGCTACAAGGTGATGCCACTGCTCTACTAGCTCGTCAGCGTGAACGTGAGATTGCAAGTACCCATGAGCTTAACCAAGGTATCTTGGCTCAGATACATGCTGTTGAAGATGCTCAATTAGCTGCTCAACAAGCTGCAGTAGCCGTAGACGTAGCCTTTGCTACAGTACAACGCTCTATCCAAGCTCGTAAGGATGTAATCACTCGTGCATTCAACGATCTTATGGAGAACATACAGCTTAAGATAGATGAAGCTAACGAGAACGTAAGTGTAAGTCGCTCTGTCCTTGGTCTATTAGAGGGTGCTACATCTGCTCGTATAGGCATGACCAGAGAAGCAGGTCTAGAATACCTACAAGGCTTACGTGGTGCTTCTCGTATCACTGATGAGAAGAAGCTAGACAAAGCTCTTAAAGCTATCTCTGATCCTTCTGAAGACTTGTACACTAACTTTACTGACTACCAACGTGACTTTGCAGACCAGAGTAATCTTGTTCGTGACCTCGAGAAGACAGCGAAAAACCAGCTAGGTACTGACGAAAAAACACTCCTAGAACTACAAGATCAAGCGGATGCTGCTGAAACTCGTCACCAAGAGCAGTTGTCTAAACTGGATGAGCAACTAAATAGCGCACAACAACAGATTAACGTAATGAAAGGGGTAGACACCTCTATTAAATCTGTTGAACAAGCTATTACTGAGTTGGGTACAGCTATTGAAGCTGCTTTATCTGCTCAACAGGCCGCTAAAGTCGCTGGCACAAAGTTAGGAACAGGTACAGACAAAAGCATGGCTGGAGTAATTCAAGCTAATACTGCAGGGCAGAAGATACTTGAGCAAATAGGTCAGTCTGGTGTTGCTATACGTGCCT